CATTCCATGATTGAAATGGTCGATTTTCATGTAATTTCCAGAATTCACTCCACCATCAGCAGAAGAACTAGTTATCGTTGTACCTGCCATTGAAACAATAGAAGATCCATCATAATAACTTACTGCAGTTCCAACGGCAAAATCAAATCCAGATCCTAATACTCCAAATTGTCCTTGTACATTGGTTAAGTATAAAGTATCTAAACCAACAATTTCAGAAATAGTAATTTCTGAATTTCTTCCAGTTTTGGAAGATGTTGATGAAGTTACGATACCAACAACATCACCAACACTATATCCATTGCCATTGTTAGTGGTAGAATGAGCTGCTCCTGTAATAACCCCATCAGAATCGGTAGTTATTACAAGTTTTAATCCAGAACCACCACCAACAATATTAAATGTATCGACTATCTCAGTTGTGCTTGTTGGATAATTTTCTCCACCATCAGTAATTGTTGTTGCATTGCTTACAGAACTTCCTTGGCCAACAATTATTGCAGACCCTCCATGATTATTTCCACCAGCAAGTTTTCTCCCTGTCGTTAAGATTCCGATAATTCCACTATTTGTTGTCGTGACAATTCCAATTTTTCCAGTTTTTGGTACTACTAAAATTGGATTATTGATAAGAGTAGGAACATATCCATTACTTTCATCCAATGGTGGATTATAGAAATATGCTGTTCCTGTTGTTTTAGTAAACTGTGCTTTATAGAGTTTGAACTTCAAATCTTGATATTGATTGGTTGTCCAAATAGATCCATTTTGGGATTTGAATAACGAACCAAGTGCAAATTGCTGAGTGTATCTAACAGAATCAACATCCGGTAAAGATTTTGTGTTGATAGTTTTTTCACCCATAACTGCAGTCCATAATTCATATCCGTCACTCTTATCGGAAATAACAACTATTGCATATTCTCTTCCTGGTGCTAAGAAAATTGGTTCTGGGAATTTAATATTTGTTGGAGTTTTACCATCAGACGATGTTTTAATATTAATAACTTCATTTCCATTTTCATCTGTAGTTCTTGGTCTAATAATTACTGGTTTTCCAATAACTTCTAGTGTCGGAGTTCCTAACAATGTTGTTCTAACTTCAACTCTTACTTCTGCATTTCCATCATCAATAGATGCAAAGAATAAATCCACAGAAGTTAAAAACGCTCCATTTACATCATCATCAGTATCAATATTAGATTTAACTTGTATATTTCCACCAACCGTAAATGTTTGTGCAAGAGGATCAAAATATTCTACATTAACACTTCTATTAACACTGGCACTTAAGTTTGTTCTGAGATTTACGGTATTGGTGATCTGACTATCAATCGTGCTATTGATAGTATTATTGATAGTTGTTCTAGTTGTATTGGTCGTTTCTGTTGCCCTGAACTGTATAAGTGTTGCATTTGCAGTATAATTCGTTTCTGCAAAAGAAATTGAATTACTCCCAGAATCACCAGAACTATTTGTTTTACTTGAAGTGATCTTGTAAGTCTTCGTTCCTGTTGGAATTCTAACAGTTGGTCTTGGAGTTTTATTTGGATCCCTAATAAAAAATGTACCTATTAAATCACCATAGTTATCAGATATCAATCTGATATCCTTAACATAAGATATTGCACCACTAGTTTGTCCGACAAGTTGCATTCCTTTTGTTATATATCCAAAATATTGTCCTTGAGCAACACTTGAAAGTGCTCTCGTATCGACATTCAAAACCTTAGAAGTTGAACTATACAGATTGCCAATAGATTCAGTTTTAATATATGGATTTTGATTGTAAGTTGAAGATGGATTTCTAAAGTTTCCTTCCTTATGATTTGGAGCACAAACTCTAAATTTTATTCTTTCCTCACCATCAACTAAACCAATTACAGTTTCTCCAATAGTGTATCCTGCCGAAGCACCATTAGTGGATAAAGTTGGGCTATTAGCAATCTCAATTAATTTTGGAACAACGTCAACTGAACTATTTCCATCAAGGAATTGATAAAATCTAGTATTTGCCTTCAGATTTGATACTCTAAATTCGGTGTTTCTAGATCTCATAAAGACTTCATCTTGAAGTCCAACCACTTCATTTCTTATAGTAGTATCTACAGTATCAAATGAGTCTGATGCAGTGCTTGAAGATCTTGATATAACTCTGGAACGTGCAGTACTAGAAGTAGAACTGGAAGTTGATCCACTGGCATTAAAACCAGCAAATCTGATCCCCGCAGGAGCTTGTCTTCCTCTTACTACTCTTACTGTTTCGGTAGATGAGAGATTTAAACTTAGATTTTGATTGAGGTTATTTACTAAATCATGTCTAATATTATGACGTAGATTATTGACAAGATTTACACTTTGTCTCCTAATACCTGCGTTAACAGTTCTATCTGCTAATTGAACTGTTCTTGTCCACGAATCAACACTTGGACTAAGTTGTACAGTTCCGGAGTAAACTATAATATTAAATGGATTGACATTTTCAACTCTTGTTGCGAATGGTTGCTCTAACCAATCAATTTCATCATATGCAAGTGTTAAGACATCACCAGTTTTTTGAATTGCTGGATCCAACAAAACAAAATCCTCAGATAAATCTAAATTCTCTGGAGAAAGATTCTCTTCAGACGCAATTAAAGATTCTAAAGAATTTCTAGCAATATCAGATACTAAATTTCTTGCCGATGTATCTACAATGGCAGTTGATAAAAATTCATTCATTCTCAGAGAATCTACAAAATCATCTACAAAAAATCCACTCTTAAATCTATCTCTACCTTCAGAATCTCTAATTTGAAGAGTTTGTGTATTCAGTTCTAATAAAGATAAGCTAGTTAATTCTTCTAAATTTTCTACTCTATCTTCAATAGCACCAATGTCTCTCATGGTATATCTTCTATTTTCAGTTAGAAGTAACTGAGCGTCTTTTGGACTATAAAGATATGGGGGTAAGGTTAAAGTGCCAAGTTCTAAAAGTTCAGCATTTTTGGTTGGTGGTTTTGGTGATTTCGAGGATATTCCTTTGTCAACAATAAATTTCCCAGAAATATCCAAATAAATTTTGTCAATTCTTGGTAAATAATAACTCTGATTAATTACAGATCCTTCTCCCGATGCTAAAAGTCTTAAAGGAACACTATTGAATGTATTAGTTCTTGCATTAAAATCAAAAGGTGATCGGTCTGTAGTTACTAATGGGTCAAAAAGTGCAACTCTTGGTCTAAAATCAAATGTATCTGATGCTCTAACTTCTCCATTTATGCTTGGAATATCCGTTGTAAATCTTTCTTTGTCATAACTATTGACTGTAAATACGTCACCAATATCATCTGACGGAACTGTGTAGTGATCAAATACGACCAATAATTTTCTAGAAGGTTCCTGTGTGGATTTATTTCTAACTAATCTAGAGTAATCGTAATATTCATTTTTTTGTCCTCTATTTAATTTAAAGGATGACGTTATATTTTTGTAAGATCCTCTTGAGATTCCTTCAACAACTGTTATTATTGCCGATTCTTCAAAAGTAACCGTTTCACCTACCAATAATTGATCCTCATTTAAATACACAATTTGTAAAGTATTTGATCCTGGTTTAGCAACAACTCTTGCAACAGAACCACTTTCACTACCAATAATATTTTCACCTATTACTGCATTTTGTCCAACATTTGCAGTAGACGTAAACTGAATTTGATCTAAAATTGGTGCAGATGTATTCAAAGATTCATATACTGCAAGAACTTTAACAACATCTGGATAATTTAAGGAAATTTCTTGATCCTGAACTCTCAACCCATAAAATTTATTAAAAGTTAATCCATCATTTTTGGTGGTGCTCTCTGCAGAACCTGATTCTTTTAATTTGGAACCAGATATATTTAAAACTGTACTTCTAGTATAGGTTTTGATTTTACTTTGAATTCCTGTTTTAATTGCTGTCACGTTGACAACAACATTAGAACCATTAGCAAGACCTCTGAAAGATGCAGTTTCTCCGGTCAGATCAAAAGAGTCGTCAGTAATAGATGCAATACTTCCGTTACTATAACTAATGCCATATCTCTCTTGATCAAAATTTGCCCAATTTGTGTCTGGAATATCGGACAAATCAGCACTAGTGGTGAGAGTTAGTGCTGTTCCGGAAATAGTTTTTCCAGTCAATTGTTCAGAAATGAAAAGTTGTGAATTTGATAATTCAATTGAAGATGCATTTCTTTCTGGAAGAGGTGCATATAAAGTTCCCGTCCCCCTTACAACAGGTGCACCAAGAAAACCATTTACCTGAATGTTTGATGAAGGAAGATCACCATCAAATACTCCGCTAACACCTGTTATTGCAGTCATTTCAAATGATAATGCATCCGATGAAATACTGGATATTCTATTATATGTTTCTGTAGAAAAACCAGATCTTTGATATCTGACTATAGTATCTGTTCTTATACCAACAAATTGTCTTGAGGTAGAAGTTACGGTTGAAATTCCTCCAGCCTCAGATGTAATTGATATCTGAGAAATTCCACTTGGAAATCTAAATCTTTCTAAAACAGAATCTGCAGTAAAGTCAAAAGATGAAAATGGTGCAGATTGCTTAACTGACTTTATATTTTGTGTATTATATACTCTTACCTCTTTTACTGTTCTTGATATATCCACACCATTGACAATCAACTGATCTCCCTTCGCAAAGGTTCCGGAGGTTTGTCTCAAAAAGATCACATTAGACGATCCATCAGATGTGGCAAATCCACTCGCACCAGAACTTTTTCCTTCTATAAAGAAAGATTCTTCAATTTCTGAAACAGTGACATCCTGATTTAGTGTTAATCTAGTATATGTTTGAATATCATATAATCTCAAATCCCATTGAGTTTGTGCGTTTGTATATGCAGAATCTGAAAGATTAAATGAATATACTCTAGCTTCTCCAATTTGAGTACCATTTGCTCCGAATTGGGAATATAATTGAATAGTTTCTCTAACTTTAGCAATTCCATTAACATTATTGACTTTCAAGATATTTCCCATTTCAAAGGGAACCGTTATATTTTCTACTTTTTCAGTATCTCTTGGTTTTTCTATATCTATAATTTCAGTTGAATTTTTTTCAATATCATATCCAGCAACATATGCTTTGCCTGGAGATATTTTTAGGCACAATAAGTTTTCTGATGGCTTATTGTTTTGTTCGGTAACTTCATCACTAAAGAAAATTCCATCATTTCCAAGTCTGTCATTGATGGATTCTGCTAGTTTTATTTCAAATGGATTTACTACGTAATTTCCAGATTCATCAAAAGTTCTCTCTGCCAAATAATCACGAATTTTATTGTATTCTGTTTTTGTTGTTATTTTTTTAACTTTACCGTCTTTTACTCTTAATAATTCTACAAAGTCAGTATCATCGTTATCAGTTATATCCTTTTTAAATAATGTCAAATCAATCTTTAGTCTATCTGCTCCTGGAGATGCATAATTAGAAAATCCTTTTGCATTGTCATATAAAGATTCGTCATCTTTTGCATAGATAATAGATTCTGTTATTTTTAATCCTACTTTGTAAGATGGAGTATTTGTATAATAATCTAAAATTATATTTTGGGATAATACATTAACAAAATATCCCCTAATAAAATAAACACCATCTGCAATTGATACTGCTGATCCTATTGAAGTTGCATTGGTGGATATTGCCGTCGCAAATGGAACACCTGCGTTTATAGTTGTATTTCCATACACTACATTTTCATTTGCAGCAAAAGATTCCCCATCTAAAAATTGATTAAATTGAAAATTTTGGTCCGATTCCAGATATCTTACATATAGTGTAATGTATTCTACTTCATCACTTTCGGTTGGAAAAACTATTTTTTGAATTTTTGCAGTTGATCCTGAAGTTTGTCCAACAATTACTTTACCTAAAAAGTTTTCAATGTATACAGATAAATCAATTCCAAATTGTGAAGAATTTACTTTTACTGCATAAAATTGTCCATCATAAGAAATGTTTCCAGGAATTACAACCGATCCCTCCTTAAAAAGATGACTACCAAAATCTTCTATTTGATTTTGTAATATTGATTGTAATGTTGTTAATTCTCTAGACTGTACAGGAAATCCTGGTTTAAAAAGAACTTTATAAAAATTCTTATCGCTATCAAAATCGTCATAATATGGATTGATATTTAAGTTTGTTTTTTGTGCCATTTTTTTCCTTAGAATTCCAGAATAATTTTAACGTCTTCTTTTTGTCTAGAGTCTCTTGAAACTAAAGATCGATTGTCAATGTAAATTATATCTCCTGTATTTTTATTTATCTCTGATGTGGAAATGCCAGAACTAAAAACAGTACCCAAGTTTATTGATCTGGAATCAACCGTTGTTGTTACTCCACTAAAACCTAATTGGATAGAACCATTATATGGAATTATTGGATTACTAGAAGATTCAAAACTAAGTACTTTTCCTTTTTGCGAAACATCATTTCTATCAGTTTGGTCTAATTTATTTGCAAAATATAATGATCTATCTTGATAATATTTTAAAACACCAGTAGAAGCATTATATGACGCAACATATCCTCTTGCAGTCCCTCCAGTAACTGATTGCGTTATAGCAGCACCTACAACAGGAGTACTATCAACAGATTGTAATTTAATTGCTCCTAATGAAGAATATTGGTCAGCAGTAAAAATCTGTGAAGAATTACTTTGTTGGGGATTTTTTATAATTCCAACTTGTGCAAATTTTGTATCTACGGGAAAATCTTCCGTAGAATCATCAAATCTTGCATATATTAGAACTTTATCCGATCCTAATTCATTGTAAATATCATATCCATGTCCTTTTGATGGAGGTATGATAGGAATCAACTTAGCTGGGTCATCGACATTTCCCTGACTTTCCAAATCGACTATGCCGAAAGTATATCCAGATCCACCAGAAACAACTTGGGTTTTGATTATTTCCCCAGAAAGATTTGTGGTAACCGAAACTTGTCCTCCAGTCCCATCACCAATAATATTATAAGTTTTGGTTTGTCCTGCAGTATATCCAGATCCACCATCAGCAATATAGACGACTTTTATCTGGTTATTATTAATCGTAGAGTCTCCAGATTCTCTAATGTTTTGAATTTGTGGATCTGTAGAGGTTGCCCAATCGTTTGGAAGAACAATATATTCTGTAGAATCAAATTTTATAATATCACTTGGAGAAATAGTAAATAGATACTTCCAAATATAAGGATCATCAGGACCTGCGGAAGATGGTTCTAAATCAGTAAAGGTTGGTTCATTTTGAGAAGTTTGTCCTTTTAACTCATCAGGTCCTGATGATCCATTGTATAAGCAAATGTAAACTCTAAAATCACTGTTTATTACATAATAATTTGTATCATATAATCTTGCAGAAGATGAATTTGGAGATAGATTATACTGACTATAATCATGTCGGTACATATCATATTTTGTACCTTGGATCCAATTTACTTTTCTTACCACTCTCCTAATATTTGCACTATTAATCTTTTTACCAAATAGTGAGGTATTTCTATAGTGACTCAAATATTGTTGATTGTCTGTCGGATTAGGAATACCTGCCGGAGAATCATCCCATGTTTCACTTCTACCAAATCCAACAAAATCTCCTGCTGTTCCTGGATTTGAAAGTCCTAAGAAAACATAGTAAGAATTATTAGCATCCAGTACAGAATCTACAAAAGTACTTGCATTGGCAATTCTAAATTGATCTGTTACGATAGCAGCCATATTGTACGGTTTTTTAGATATTTATAAGTGTAAAATAAATTTAATTATTGTAATTTTTCAATAAGAGCACCACTTTGTCTCAACCCCTGACTTCTTCTTTGAATTGTTGGGAAAGTCGATAACCCAACATCAACGGTTTTTCCTGTTACTGCAATGGAAATGGGTGATGAAGATCTCTGAGTGATGCCAAGACGACCCCAAGAGAATTGTCCGAAGTTACTGCCAATAGCTGGTAAAGATGAAACTATTGTAGAGTTGCTGACATTACAAGTTGCAATGCCATTAACCCCACCATCATTACTAATTTGATGTACATAGTAAATATTGTCAAAGAATGTCGTTCCTATTCCAACTATATCAGAGTCGGAAGAATCTACAGAATTACAACCAGAACCAACAGTCGTATTTTTGACAAAAATTGGATATCCGACTAACAAACTATTCGTTCCATTATCAAACAATCCACTTGTTTTGAGGTAAAACTTAAGTGCTAATTGTCCTCCATTGTTTGCAGATTCTATTCCAGTAATAATTCCCGAGAATCCCTTGACACTTGATACCGATGATACAGTTTCTATATCACTCTCAGGTAAGGGAACAATTGTTAAAGGTTCGGTTGTATATCCAAAACCAGGATTTGTTATTAATGGTGTTGTCAATGATCCGGAACCATCAACACTTACAGTTGCGGAAGCAGTTGTTCCTACTCCAATACCAATGGTAAGTGGTGCAATAAATTTAATGTCGATTGTGGAACCTGGTTGATATCCAGATCCAGATTCAACAATGGTAAGAGATGAAACTGTTCCACCAACACCGATAGATGCTGTTATTTTTCCTGCAGAAATTTCTTTTCCATCAACTATAATGGCACTAAATGGTTCTGCGGTATCGTATTCAAAAAGATCACCATCATCTACAAATATTTCAGTATCAGAAGTTGAAAAACTATCAATAATTCTAGATGTAGGATAAATTTGAGATATTAAGGACCTTCTCGTTTTATGAACAAATTCACCATTTATTATTCTATCTGTTTTTTGTTTAGTCCATGACATTGGTTTGTTATTTGAGATATCTATTCCTTGATTGGTGTATAGATTTGTTTCAAATTTATCGGAGAAAGAAAGATCAAAAACAGTCCTCTTATCCTGAGTTATGGTTGTGTCTATTGTATTATTTTTGTATACCTGAACTGTGTCTCCTTTTTCTAAAGATGGTTGAATATTGGTAACCAAAATATCATCCAATCCTCTAGTTCCTCTATAAAAGAAAACTGCAATTTTATCTTCAGGTTTTGGTGGTGTTGTAAATGTAAAGGAAGTTCCTCCATTAAATTCATAAGATAATCCTGGATCTTGCAGCACTCCATTGATGAAAATAATTAAGGAATTTTGCAATTCTGTTTCAGAGTCTTCATCATTCAATTCAAAACTTAGAAGAGAACCATTATAGAATAATGGGAAGTCTACTCTAGAACCATCTTGATAATTCTCTAGAGAATCTATAAAATCAAGTTCTCCAAATTGCCAAGCACCAAAATTATCACTAAATGTTTCTAATACTGTTAACTCAAATTCTGAGAATGGTGATCCCAATCTACCATCAGTGACTAAACCTACCGGTTTAAATACATCACCTTTTCTAAATGAATATCCATTTCTGGTTATGGAGAAATTAGTTACCTCAAAATATGTTGATCCAATACCTGCAGATGAACTTGCCCCAACTTCAAGATTTAACAGCAAACCAACTCCAGTATCTGTAGTTGCTCCAATACCAAGTCTAGAAACTCCCACAACTTCCAGATTTTCGTATGATGGCTCAGAAACGTAAATTTTAGTTTGATTTGAATAACCAGTTCCTCCATTAATTACATTAAATGATAGAGTTCCTCCAGCACCAACTGTTGCATTGATAACTGCATCAGTTCCTACTCCAGTTGGATCGTATGCAGTCACTCCTATGGATACAATATTATTGTATCCAGAACCATTATTATCCGTAGTTCCAATACCAATACTATTTTGTATAACTCCTCCACTAATAACAGCAGTAACTGCCGCTCCTACAAGAGGGGCAAATCCAAGTCCACCAGATGATCCAATAGAAATAATAATTCCACCTCTTGGAACTTGATTCTGGTTAACATCATTTTCTACTATTAAAATGCTATTGGG